TAACAGGACGTACCTATAAAAACTGGCCACAAGGAGCGGGGTCAGTAAGAGTTACTTATACCGCAGGATATAGTAGTTGCCCCGAAGATTTAAAACTAGCAGTGGTAGACCTTATTACTTATTATTTAAGAGATGAGCACAAAGAAAGAAGAACTTTAGGCGGAGCCAGCATACAAAATCAAGGCTCAACTAGTTTAGCGAACAGTGTAGCATTTCCGGATCATATCAAGCGAGTGCTTGATTTGTATAAAAACTTTTAATGAGCTCTAATAGTATTAGAGAAGAAGTAAGTTTAAAGCTTCTACAGGATGTAGAACGAGCGGAAAGAAATATTGTTTCTGAAGCTGCTCGAAAAGTCTTATCTACAAAAGAAGCAAGTCAGTGTCTAATATTAGATAGAAAAGCTGTGTCTGCTTTAGTTTTAGGTATGGAAGCAGGTATAGGAAGAAAACTAACAACGTACGAGCGTAAAAAGTATCGAGCGGAAGTTAAGGAACATTTTATTACAACTTCTAAACCTTTTCCTGATATTTCAGGAAAGACATATTTTGTAAATATTTTAGCACAAAATCGACTATCTTTAGGTAGAAATATATTTTTTCTCGGCACTGATTTTGCAGGTATAAAAAAGAAGTACCACGAATTTAACGAAGATTTTATTACTAGAACTAAAACATTACAGAATACAAAATACGACAGAAAAAAGCCGGGCTCAGAGGTCCAATTTGACCACGGAGCAGAAGGAACTGCTGTAGGCTCTCTCGGCGGCGGCGCTGCTGCAGTAGCAGTTGCATTGGACAGAGGCGTAGACTTTGCAAAACTTCAAAAAGTTGCAGGAGATAACTTAGCAGCAATTATTGATAGTCAGTTTAATAATTTATCTAAAAGCGCTAAGTCAAAAGTGTATACAAGGCTATTTGATATAATTGTAAATTGGGACCAAGTAGTAACAGAGTCCGGAGGACTAAATGCAGGAGTAGGGGTAATTATTCGTCCTATAAAAACAAAACAAAACTTAGGGCGTTCAGATTTAGAGAAAAAAGAAATGAACGCTCTTTTGGACGCAATTGATGCTACTGTACAAGAAATCGATTGGACAGAAGTACGGGGCTCTAGCAATGCTCGAGAAAAAGCACAAAAAGCAGCCGTTGATAGAATAGTAAAACCTTTAAAAAAAGTAGTTAAAGATAATCCAGGTTCTTCTATAGAAATAGACAAAGAACTAAAACAAATTCAACTAAAAACATCTGCAAAAGTAAAGACGCAGAGTAAAAAAAGTAGTCCAGTAAAAGCAAAGTCTTCAAGAAAAAATAGAGGAAAACTAGCAGGGCCTATAGTAGCAAAGTCTGGGGGAAGGAGAAAACCTCGAGAATCTAATTTTAAAACTTTACAGCTTATAGGATTGTTAAATGCGGCACTACCAAAAACAGTAGCAAAAAATATGGGCAGTCCTAGACTAAATTACAGAACAGGAAGATTTGCAGGAAGTGTAAGAGTTACAGATATTACTTTAACTGCAAAAGGGCACCCAAGTATTGGGTATACTTATCAAAAAAATCCTTACCAAGTTTTTGAATCTTCAAGCGGATCTAAGTTTTCTAGTGTAGATAGGGACCCCAGGAGCCTTATTGATTACTCTATTAGAGAAATAGCAGCACAACAAGCAATTGGTAGACTCTTTACCAGGAGAATTTAATGGCAGCAAGAACTTATACTTCTAGAAGGGCAAATATAGTAGAAGCTCTTGCAGAGAAATTAAAAAATATTGATGGGTCTGGAGCATATTTATCTGATGTTGCTAATAATGTTCATCCATATTTAAAGTTTTGGGACGAAGTAGAAGATTTTCCAGCAATTCATTTAAATGCCGGAAGTGAAACAAGAGAGTACCAAGGAGGGGGCTACAAGGATAGATTTTTATCAGTAACTATTCGTTGCTATGTTCAAGAGGAAGAAGCGCAGAATGCACTTAATGCTCTTATGGAAGACATTGAAACGGTTATTGAAGAAAACTCAAATTTACAATATTTTGACAAGCAAAATAATGAGTTTAATTGTCAACAAATCACAATCATTAGTATTGACACTGATGAAGGTGTACTAGAGCCTCTAGGCGTAGGAGAAATTCTTATAGAGGTTCGATACTAGAAACGACTGGCAAGAACAAATGTTCACGTCCACGTCCTTTCAATACGCATAGGAGATATTACTATGGCAGAACAACTATATTTTAGCCGCGACAGTAAATGCTTCATCGAATTTGACGGTGTAGTATGGGAAATTCCTGTTCTGGACGGCTTTAGCTTTTCGCAAGCAAACAATAGCTCAGAAATTACACTTTCAGAGATGGAATCTTCTGCAGGAGTAAGCCGAAGAGGTCGTCGTGCTTTTAACGATTCTCTAGCTCCTGGTGAGTGGTCCATCTCTACATATGTGCGTCCTTTTACGTCTGCTGGCACTGGTGCCGGAGCTGCTGACGGCTCTGCAGAAGTTCACGCAGTAGAAGAGGTTCTTTGGGCGCTAATGGCAGGTGCAGATAACTACGATGGCTCAACTTATGATTTTGATCGAGGTGGTAGTAATGTAATTACTCCCGCAGGTTCTTCATCTGTAATTAACTTTGATCAATCAAACAAGTCAACTCTAGGAACTGCAAATATTTATTTTGTACTTGGCGATGCTTCGCGTTCTGTAGTTAAGTTAAAGGATGCAGTTGTAAACGAAGCGAGCGTTGATTTTGAAATTGACGGTATTGCAACCATTAACTGGAGCGGACAGTGTTCTGAAGTAATTGACTTTACAGGAAGCACAGAAGAAAATGCCACGATGCCAGTAAATGGAGACACGACTCAAGACGGAACTACAGTTGCAGTAGGAGATGTCTGGCTGGATTCAGACGATAGTTTTAGACTATATGTTATGACAAATGTAGGTGCAGGTACAGAAGCATCTACTAGTTATGTTGATGAGAAGATTACTGATACTGCTAACTTTATTCGTAATCGACTTACTACACTAACTGTTACTCCCACATCTCAGGACCCCGATAGTGATGGAACTAATGAGCTTCAATCTTCATATAGTTTAACTCTTACAGGAGGAAATATTACTATCTCAAATAATATTACATATATTACTCCGGAAGAATTGGGTATTGTGAACGTTCCCGTAGGCCATGTTACTGGCGGTCGAGCAGTATCAGGAAGCTTTACTTGTTACTTAACTAGAGATACTAGTACTTTTGATTCTAACTTGTCAAGAGACTTCTTTGAAGATTTGCGTAACATTTCAAATGTTGTTACTAACTCTTTTGGACTGGTATTCGCAATTGGTGGGGGAAGCGGAAACCGTCTGGAGTTTAATTGTGCAACAGCGCACATTGAGATTCCTACGCACTCAATTGAAGATGTTATTTCTCTCGAGACCAACTTTATGGCACTACCTCAGACAATTGATGACACAGACGAAGTAGTTCTTACTTATAAGGTATAATAAATACTACTTTTTAATAGGGGCTCCGGCCCCTTTTTTATTACTCCTACGAAAAATAAATCTTGACATTTCTCCTTATGTAAACTATAATACAATAGTTAGGAGTATAAAAACCAAGCCTTCAAGCAGAGTGAATTAAATGCCGTCAATATATAACTTTAAAGAAGATGTAGAAGTTTATGTAGTTAGCGGGGGTACAACATATAGAATATATGTAAGTAATATAACTTTTAGTCAGACGTTTTCTGAACAAAGTTATCCAGTTGCTACCATTCATTCTCCTAGTGACCTGTTTGAAGAAAGTGTTATAAATGCAGCTAACATTGCAAATTTTTCTTTTGAAGTACCTTTACTAGCAGAAGATCACTATACTATATTACAAACTTTATTAGTCGATGTGACTGAGTTTGATTTATATATTAAAACACAGGCAGATACTTACCGCCTTCGAAAATCAGTAATGACAACAGGGAATTACGTTATCGAGCGATCTCGTCCCCTGGCTCTACAGATTTCGGGTGAAGCGGCACAGCTTTACAGAGGAGTAAGCGGATTTACTCCAAGCAGTGCATTTACAGATAAAACTTATATTATTCCAAAAGTGGAAATTTATTTAGATGGTCCTTTTCTTATGACGGATGTTGTGAGGGTGAGTATGGAACTTCAAAA